ACCTTAATTGGTGGGCCATCTTTATTGACCTGCATAAAGAACTTATATTTAGTTATTATGAATATATTTTACATAGACTCAGATCCAGTAATTGCTGCTAAACAATTAGTAGATGATCATGTTCGAAAAATGCAACTCGAATCAGCTCAAATGTTGTGTACAACGTTTCATCATTATGGTATAGAAGCACCATATAAAAAAGCTCATTATAACCACCCATCAACAAAATGGGTTCGTGAATCAGTAGACCATACTAATTGGTTAATTGAACATGGTTTAGCTATATGTGATGAGTTCGTTATTAGATATGGTAAAGAACATGCTTCAAGAAAAGTTTTGCTTTGGGCAAAAGATAACTTACCTTTAATAAGTGATAAATTTCCAAGTAGTGGTTTTACCCCACCACCACAATGTATGCCTGATCAATATAAAAAAGATAATACAATAGAGGCATATAGAGAATTTTACATATTAGACAAATTAGGAATTAAAAACTTAGGATATAAAAAATTAAATAATACACCAAAATGGATAAAAGAATCATCATTGTTGGCGCAGGCGTAGCTGGTATCAACGCTGCCACTAAATTAGTAGACAACGGATACCCAGGTAATTTGATTACAATTATTGATAAAGGAAACGATCCTATTAATCGTTTACCTGAAGAAGTAATGACAGGAATGTTAGGTGCTGGTGGTTGGAGTGATGGTAAATTAACATACCATACTGCAATCGGTGGTCAACTATCTAAATACTGTGGTGAAGAAAAAGCAATGGAATTGATGAAACAAGTAGTAGATAACTTTACTCGTTTCCATCCTAAACCAGATGAAATCTTTATGTCTGATCCACAAGAAGAACCTGAATTTATTAAACCATACTTTGGTTTAAGAATGTTTCCTGTGTGGCATATTGGATCTAATTTCTTACATGAGATTGCTAAAACATGGTATCAATATTTGTTAGATAAAGGAGTTAAATTTTATTGGAATACAGAAGTATTTAGTCTTGATTTTCAATCTAATTTAATCCATTATAGAAATAATGAAACTACTGAAACAATATTTGCAGATAAAATTATATTTGCAGTAGGTAAATCAGGTATTGATTTTGCTCAACAATTGGCTGATGATTATAAATTACCTAATGAACCTAAATCAGTACAAATTGGAGTTCGTTTTGAAGCACCACAAAAATATTTTCAAAAACTAATTGATGTATCATACGATTTTAAATTATATCAGAAATTTGATAATGTTAGTTTGCGATCATTTTGTACTAACAATAATGCAGCTTATGTGGCTGTTGAGGAAACCTATGGCGATGTTAGTTACAATGGTCATGCTAAGAAAGGAAAGGAATTTGAAAATCAAATGACTAACTTTGGTATTCTAATGGAAATTAAAGGTATTGAAGATCCATTTAAATGGTCACGTGATTTAGTTTCTAAAGTACAAGATAAAAGTACTGGATTATATTATTCACCTAACTTTACTCGCCAACCAGGATTAACATCTGAAGGTACAACAGTATCATCTACTCAAATTAGTTTAGACACACTTGCTCATGTTGTAGAACCAGCATTTGATGGTTATTTTAGTTATGTTATGAATTTTATTAATGACATGAATAATGTATTTGAATTTGGTGATGATTGGGGTATGTACATTCCTGAAGTAAAGTATTTAAGTCCTGAACCGTTAGTTAATTATAATGACTTGTCATTAACAGTATATCCAAATGTATATTTTGTAGGTGATGCTTTATCAGCTCGTGGTATTACAGTATCTGGTGCTCACGGTATTTATGTCGCTGAAAGTTTAATTAACCTCAATTAATTCATTATATTTAATTATAAATTAAGAACACAATATGGCTAAATTAGAACCTGTAAAGAAATTAAAAAAACCAGACGGAACTATTGTATATGTTTTAGATGGTAAAGTACATAATTGGGATGATGCAGCAGTTATTCATCCAAATGGTAAAAAAGAGTATTGGTTATTTGGATTCCAATATACTAAGGACGAATTTATGGATCGTAAGCGTGATGTAAATGGTATACCACCAGCAAAAGATCCAAAATATGATACACGTCTTTAACCAATATTTATATATATGAAAATAGGATTATGCGGAACAATGTCAGTTGGTAAAACAACGTTAGTTAAAGCGTTAGCTAAAACTGATGAGTTCAAAAATTATAAAACAGCTACTGAACGTAGTAAGTACTTAAGAGATTTAGGTATTCCATTAAATACTGATTCAACTATTAATGGTCAATTAGTATTTTTAGCTGAACGAGCTAGTGAATTACTACATAAAGATATCTTAACTGATAGAACAGTATGGGATGTATGTGCGTTTACTATGTTAGCTAAATCTATTGGTACTCATGACAAATCACAATTTGTAAATGCTGCAATGACATTAAGAGAACAATATGATATTGTATTTTATATTGAACCAGTTGGTGTTGAAATGGAAGATAATGGTGTAAGAGAAACAAATCTTGAATATAGAGCTGATATTAATCAAGAAATATTGCGTTTATTAGTGCTATTTCCGCCTAAAAAATTAGTAATATTACATGGTCCAACTAAAGATCGTGTTAAGACTGTATTAGACGCTTTAAAATAAAATATTTATTAACATATAAACAATAAACATGGCAGACAATTTTGATTTAAAAAAATTCATTACAGAATCTAAACTTAAGATTAAGGTACCTGTAAAAGAAATGGCGCGTATTGCTAAAGAAAAATACAAACTTAATACAGAATTTCCAAATATTAAAGATAGAATTAAAAATCCAACTGGATATAAAGTTGATAGAAAACAACAAGTAATTAACTACTTTATTAAACAAGGTGAAGAACAAGGTATCGATCCAATGGAAGTAGAATTACTAAAAAGTGATATTGAGAAAAACTCAGCACCAGGTGTTAACTGGTCATTTACTCCAGATATTAGAACACAACTATTACAAGCAACATCTGTAAAACCATCAGCTGCTGCTGATGAAGAACCAGGTGAAGGTGACACATTCTTATCACCATCAGATGCTGAAGATTTATTTGTTGGTAAATCAAAACTTAAATCTAAAAAAGCTAAACCTGAAACTGGAGAAGAAGAAGGCCCATCTGAAAAAGATATAGCTAAAATTAAGAAAGCACCTATGACAGCTGCTGGTTCTAAAGCCGGAGAGTGGTTTGTAGACAACGATGATTTAATTTCTAAAATTATCAGACGCTATGCTCAATCAAATATTAAAACAGGTCGTGTGGTTAAAGAAGCTGAAGATGGAGGTTTATCAAGCTCTGACTTTAAAGCAGCACAACAACGCTCTAAAGAAGCTGCTAAAGCTGCTTTACCTGATTTAGTACAACAGTTAGTTGATAAATTAGAAGAATTAAAAGCAGATGATTATGACGCTTACATTAAAGTATTAAACGGATTAGACAAATATAAATTTGGTGCTACAAACACTAAAGGTGTAATGAAACAAATTCTTAAAGCATTAGGTGAAGAAAAATTACCAGCATTAGGAACTAAACGTAAAACAAGCGACGAAGACGAACTTAAAAAACTAGGAATAGATGATGAACCAATCGAAATCGACGACGAAGAAAGTATCTAAGGCTAAAGTAAAAAAAGTAGAACAACAAGTAACTACTTTTGTTAATGAAAATAAAGGTAAAGCTAAAATAGGTCTTTACGTTATTGGAGGTCTTATAGTATTGTTTGGTATTATATGGTTAACAACACGTCAACCACAAATGCCAGCTGATATTAAAGCAACAATTGATTCATTAACAGCAGTTAATAAACAATTAATTGAACATCAAAAACAAATTGACAGTACAATTAATGCTTATGAAGCTGAAGTTGATAAAGTTGATTATGAGTTAGATCATATCAAAGAAAAAACAACTATTGTTCGTGAATATTACCATGAAGTAAGTCAACAAACTGAACAATATACTCCAACTCAAGTTGACTCTTTCTTTAAAAAAAGATATAATTACTAATGAAACACATTTTAATCATATTAGCATTTTTACCTTTATTTGCTAAAGCACAACAAGATACTATTAAAATACCAACACCTGTTGCTAAACAAATTGTTAAAGATTTAGTTAGTGGTGACAGTGCTAAAGCAGAGTTAAAATTATGTGGTGACAATATCACATTGTTAACTCAAAAGATAACTTTAAAAGATAGTATCATAGCTGGACATGAACAAAAAGGAATTTTATACGAACAACGTATTAAAAATGAACAAGCTAAATTTGATGCTCAAGCATTATGGGTTAAAGATTTGCAAAAACAAAATAAAAAACTTAAAGTAAAACTTAGATTTTTACAGGTGACTGGAACCGCTATTATTGGTGGATTAGCATATCTATATTTTACAAAATAACCTTGCAATCCCATGCACTAAAGGTCTAACCCCGTAAGGTTAGGCCTTTTTTATATATTTATATACAACAGGTTATATATTATTAACGAATTCAACCATATATGGACGACGGTGATAGTAAAAAACAAAAAAATAAAACAATTAAAGACATACAAAGAGGTTTCTCTTATGTTAGCGATGTTCTTTCTCCCCTTTGGGTACGACGCTTTATTCAAATTGATAATGGATTTAAGTGGTTCATATTGGGTTGCAGATATCGTTTTCTATTCCATTTCAGGCTGTTTTTGGTTGTCCTATATCTTACTTTCGAGATATTTAAAAACTAAAGGTTAATGAGTGATCAACAAAATATTAAAGAAATAATCAAACAGGAGTTTGTTAAATGCGCTCAAGATCCTGTTTATTTTATGAAAAAATATTATTGGATTCAACATCCACAACGTGGGCGTATCCAATTTAATTTATACCCATTTCAAGAGGGTGTATTACATCAATTTAAAAAACAAAAATATAGTATTGTAAATAAGTCAAGACAGTTAGGTATATCTACCTTATCATCAGCTTATTCACTTTGGTTAATGTTATTTAATAAAGATAAAAATATACTTTGTATCGCTACTAAGCAGGAAACAGCTAAGAACATGGTTACTAAAGTAAAGTTTGCTTATGATAACTTACCAAGTTGGTTGCAATTAAAAGCTATAGAAAATAATAAATTAAGTCTAAAACTAAGTAACGGATCTCAGATTAAAGCAATTGGTGCGACTGGCGACGCAGGTCGATCTGAAGCCGTATCATTATTGTTACTAGATGAGGCTGCCTTTATTGAGGGTATAGATGAGATTTTTGCTTCTGCTCAACAAACCTTAGCTACTGGTGGTCAATGTATCGCTATTTCAACTCCATATGGTACAGGTAACTGGTTCCATAGAACATTTATTGGTGGTGAAGAAGGTAAAAATGGATTTACATCTATAAAATTACCTTGGACTGTACATCCTGAGCGAACTCAAAAATGGAGAGACGAACAAGATGCTATCTTAGGTCCTCGTAATGCGGCTCAAGAGTGTGATTGTGACTTTAGTACATCAGGTGATTCAGTAGTTGAACCTGATATTTTAAATTGGTATATTCAAACATACCAAATAGATCCTGTAGCGAAAGGTGGATTTGATGGTAACTTATGGCGTTGGGAATACCCAGACTATACAAGAAATTATATGGTTGTAGCTGACGTTGCTCGTGGTGATGGAAAAGACTACTCAGCATTTCATGTACTTGATGTTGAAACAGCAAAACAAGTAGCAGAATATAAAGGACAAATTAGTACTCGTGACTATGGGCATATGTTAGTAGCAATTGCTACTGAATATAATAATGC